CTCCCTCTGTCCAATCACGACCTAAGTAGTGAATAGTATCAGCGAAATGAAACAAATCGCTTTTACTTGCATTGAACTGCATATTGAATTTTGAGGACGCAAACTGGGTGATATCGGCAAGAGATACATGACGATTAGACCAGAATAAGATATCATCTCCTAGTACATAAATGTCATTCTTGTCTACGTGAAGATTAAATGCTGAAGAAATCGTACCCACTAATATCACGTTTACCACACTATCAATCATTTGTGTAAAATAAGATCCAGAAGGTACTCCATGCTTCTTTCCCTTATATACATTTCCATCCGGCATGAAAATAGGCGTATGAATGAAATACCACTCAACGTCATTCCAAACCTTCCGATACGTTCGATCCGTGCCCGGAACGAGCTTGTCCAAGTCAAACCAAGTACTAAGAATTTGAAAGGCAACGTGTATAAGTTCCGATGAAATCGAGGAGTCGTAAGAACTTACATCCGTTGAGTAAGCATACTTTTTATGGTATGCTGAAGCTCTCAATTCAGCGCCTAAGACACCAGTTGATTTGCCAAAGGCCATAGGTGAATTACCTTTCTTAAACTGCTCAATCAAAGGACGCGCAAATAGCCCCTCTATAGCTGTCATCGCGTAAGGATAACCCCAGACAAGTCTAGTTTTATCATTAAATTGAGTTCGCTTAAAAGCCACACATGGCTCTGGTCGCTTAATCCCTTTGATTTGTTGTAGACCCCTTTCATATGCTCTGACATATGATTCTGCCTTAGTTTGGCCCCATGCGGTGAGTCCAGCACTCCCTTTCTTGTTTGAAGTAATTTTAAACACAAGGTCTGGAGTAAATTCTTCTAAATCAAGAAATGGTTCAGACTTTGGTCTACTAAAACAAGTATACGCCAAGCAGACACCATCTTGAGTGTGCTTTTCACTCAGATCGACTTTCGGTGCGTTTTGGGGCGAATACTTGGCTAGTGCCTCATACAGCTTCTCCACTTTATACACTGACCGAGGTGATTCAGTTATAGAGAAGCCTTGCTCACGTAAAACACTAGCAACATTATCGTCAAAAAGCATACCTAAATTGTCTTTCGACATACGTCTACAATATTCCGCTAAATATTTACGACGATAAGGTTGAACGATAAACGAGCTGAGATCCGAATGATTACTCATGACCATCCCCTCCTTAACTCGTAGGATATGGTTCCTCCCTCCCCTGCTCTTTTAACGTATTCTCAGGCCTTACGAGTATTT